TCGCCTTTCCTAAGGAAATTGGTGTTTTCTCCATTTCCATGTGGGTTGTGCAATCATCGTATGTTCCGAGGTAGAATAGTGTGAAGTCCTCGGGGTGTCGGTTGAATTGGTGATCCTTTGTGTTTGTGGTGTCTTGGAAGGCTCTTACTGCTTGCCCCTTTGTTTGATTATAGAATGGAGGCAGATAGAGTTCGGCCTTTGTGTCGTATACTGTAAAGACTAGATGGATCATTATTCTTCTCCGATTGTGCGTGTGTACGCTTGTGCGCGCGCTTCGTGCGCTTTTTCGATGCTTGAGAGCCGGTTTGATCCGGTTTCTTGATAGCGTTGAGTGTTTCTGTGTTGACGTTTCTCTTGAACGTCTTTGTATAGTTCGGGATAGGCTTTTTCGTAGAGTCTGTCGTAGTACGGCGGGGGTGCAATTTTCTTGCCCCTCATTATGAGATAGTCCGCCGGGTAGACATCCTTGTGCCATTTTTCGAACCATGTTTTACCAAGATGTTGTGAACTTGTTGTGTATTCGGCCTTGCGGCGTAGAATTTCGCCGGTCTGAGGGTTTATCCAGTCGCGGGCCGTATTCCCCACAATGAAAGTATTTTATATTGGAGCCGTGGATTTTTCTTAGGCGCTTCATAAAGGTTTGCCAGTCCCTGAGTTTCAGAGTGGCTGGCGCCTCTGGATGGTCTGATATGTATGTTAGGTTTTCGCTGTCGTAAGTCAGCGTGATATAGGCGTTCTCTTTGTTTGTGCTTGCTTCGTGCACACAGCGTATTGCCCAGTTCCTGGAGTAGCGTAGTCGGCAAGCGACGCATTTTCCGCATGATAAGATTAACGCCTCTTTGTCCGGCATAGCGTCCGATCGCCGAAAGACGATCGAACGCTTGCCTGTTTTTTCGTTTATTGTTTTTGAGTAATACCCGGTAAGCGGGCGTGTGCATTGCATGATTACATGCGTATTCCGCCTCGCATGACGGGAGCGCCAAGGTTTTTTTTATGTGTCCGGGACGCCGTGCGCCGGAACATTTTTCGTGATCTTTTGCGGGATATTCTTCGTGGTTTTCTCATAATTCCCTCTTTTTTGTGCCACCGTTGGTGTCACGTGTACTCTTACCATCAAGTAGGGTTCGAGTACGTGGCGGCGTTGGGCCTTAGTTTGCGCCCTCCTCGGGCGTTGTAGGAAGCTCTTTAGCTGGCTCTGCCTGCTTGTGGGCTTTTTTGGAAGGGGTCGCCTCCGCAGGAGGAGAAGATGACTGCTCGGGCGACCCAGCGGGGATCAGGCCAATTTCCCGCATCTCGGGATTGTTTTCTGGGTCCGATACGAACTCCAGAAACTCCGAAGGTGAATTGTTGAAACGTGATCTGATGGCGGATGGAATCGAACTAAACATACGTTCAGCTTCGATGATTTGATTGAGTGAGATTTGATAGTCCTGGACCTCCGTATAGTCGCCGTAGTCGCCTTTGTGTGTGTTGACGTGATCGTGGAGGCCAGTTTTTTCATAGCGTTCCATGATGTTGTTGATGTTGCACTCTGCCGCCATGCTTTCCTTTGTCATTTTTTCTTCTTCAGAGAAGTCGATAGTGATCCTATCGTGTGCATCGTAGGCTGATTTGATTTCCATTACTTGCTCCTGAAGTAGTTGGGTCCGTAGACCTGTTTTCGCCGTCGTGCCATCCATGATGACACCGTTGAATGTGTGGAGGATTTTCCTTTGTATTTGTATATGTCTTTGCTGTATTGGAAGCCTCGCTTTTTAGCCTGTGGCTTTCTTTTTGGTGTTGGCTTTCTGCCCTTTTGTTTGTTGTAGGCGTCGATCCCATAGTCTCGTACGCCTTGTACGGCTTTTACTCCAGCGTTCAACGCTTGGAGTTTTAGATCGTTAGCTCGTTTTTCCAATCGACGGATGTCGATAGCTTGTCTTGCGGCATCCTCCTGAGCCTCAGTGAGGGATTGAGCCGCTTTTAGGTTTGATATTTCTTGATTTTGTTTTCGTGCTGTTAGCGCCGAATTGACGCCAGCTTGTAGGGATGGACCCACGCCGGCGCCCACATTGACGGGTGAATAGGTGGAGCCGCTGGGAACCCCAGCGCCTCCTTGTTTGTATGCGAGAATTGGGTTTAGACCCGCTAAGCGCATGTCTGCCATTGCTCGTTGGTATTGGGTGTTGCTCATGCGCTCCTGGAAGTCCATTTGCGCCTGAGTTGCGCGCTGAGACGCTTTGTTTTGTTGAGATGCGCCGTAAGCAGAGACTGCTCCGCCGATAACGGCTGCCGCTATTGCTCCTATTGCTACGGCCATCTGATGCTCCTGATTTTTAGCATTGCGTCCACCGTGTCCGCTATTTCGTCCAGGGTGGGTTTTTTCGTTCCCTCTTTTTGATAGCCCGGATGATACAGCCAGGCAGCGAGAGAACAAAAGTAGAGATCGACTGTTTCCATTTTAGAAGTGATCGATCAGGCCCGGTACCGAATACATCGGCATAGGCCGGGCGCATTTGAGATTAAAGTACGAGTCCCACAGTATGTGCGGCTCGTCTAAGACCGCTATGATGCGGTCTATTGGTGGGTCGTCTTGGATGAACAAGTCACCAAGTACGGGTAGGTTCTGGAAGTCTTGTGCAAGGTGCCAAGTATCCAGAGATTGTGCGTGGTTTGAGCGAAATTCGCCGGTTATTAGTGAAGGTTTGTAGCGATACTCAGCGTATCTCTCCTGGAAGCCGAATGTAAGTTCGTCGTTTGCTGTTCCATCGGCGAAGATTTCTTTGTTTTTGATTTCCTGCTCACCCAGATGACTTAGGGCGGGCCAGTAGAAGTCCCAGCGAGAAGATCGGGACCACATTCTGTTTAGTCCCTGCTGGTAGTTTAGGTCAGCCCTTATGCTGACCAGCCCGATGATGATGCAGTGTTCTGTGAACGATTTTGAGAAGCCATGATTGTTGAGAGTGAGTGTGGCTATGGCGGCAAGGTTGCCTTGTGGTGTTGTGGCGTCGGTAGAGGATGTCTGAGCCACTGGGTTGACGTTTAGGGCGGAGGAGCCCCCGCCCAAATATTCGGGCCTCTGTAGGCGCGCGTCAGGCGAGACGACTCCGAAATGGCTTCTTATGATTTCTGTATAGCGAGTGCCGCCTCGGGCGTCCCGTTCATATAGCCGTTGGATCTGAAACGCTTGGCGAAGCTCGTTGATTGTTGCTGCTGTCACGGCCGATAAATCTGCCGATAAGTTGGGAAATCCAGCATTGTCTGGATCTTCCTCAACGTAGAAGTCCGCATTTGGGCTTGATGCGATTATTTGTGACTGAGCGTAGGTTGGTTGGCTACCGTCACTTTCGTAGACGGCTTGGTTTACTACACCGTACACGGTGTTTGCTTTGCCAAAGCCACTTACTGGAGCATCTCCAGTGAGTGGTAGTGCTACCGCTGGGCCTTTTTGTGGCCAGGGTAGTGCAGAGGTGAAATAGTCGTGCCGCTTTCCTCTGCGAGTTAGTTTGTAATTGTTTGGATCGTCTGGGCCGTCGTCCAAAGGTACGGGGAGTGATGGTTGTAGGTTCTGATCTCTGTACCATTCGTTGAAGATCAGATTGTATGCCCTGAAGGGCAAGGCGGAGGTAATCATGGGATCGATTAGTGTCGGTATACCGAAGTAGTCACCGAGGCTGGCGTTGGTCCAGCCGCCTGAGGCAGCCGTCACCGTTGGGATGATGAAGTCCGTGCTGTCCGCTGGGTCCTTTTGTTCCCCGTTGAATTTTTGCCAGTTATCCCAGAGCAATCGCACTGGGACGGCGAAAAATTGGCTATCAGCGAAAAGATTGTCCATGTATGGGTGGAGGGGTGTTGCCAATCTTCCGAAGGCTGTCATTCGGAGATTGAAGGTATCGCCGGGTAGTGCCTCGTCTATAAATATAGGAACGAGGTATCCGGCGTTGAATGTTGTTTTTAAGGAGTGTGAGCGGTCGAAACTCGACCGAGGTATTTCCGCAGATGGTACCTGCGAGAATTGATGTGTCATTGTTGTTTGCATTTTGTTACTCCTGAGTTGGTGTGTCTTTGTACTCAA